ATAGGTATGCACTTACCGGCAATGTATCCGCAATCTTCTAAGATGCGGCCACCAGACATGATGTACTTACGAACACGTTTAGACTTAATCTTTTTGCGCCGTACTTCTTTTGACCCTGTGGCTTCAAGCGTAGATTCTAGGGTTTCGTCATTCTCAAAGTCTTGTTCTGTGTAGCGTTCTTCTTCGCCCACTAAGTCTTTGTAAATGCGAATAGTCTCGCTCTTTTCCTCGACCTTGTAATACTCGGCAACGTAAACCACGTCAGGTGTGCACCAATCAAACTCTAATTGATGTATGGTCTTAGGCCATGAGGACGGATCATCGCCATAGGTTTCTTCGTATGCTTCGCGGGTCATAGCCGTAATGACAAAGCATTTACGCGCATCGCTCTTGTCTTGTCGCTTAGCTTCAAGGTCAAAGAATACAGAACTATCAGCGTCAAATATAGGCTCAATACGAATACGTTGGCGATCATCTTCCTCGTCTTCCTCATCTTCGTAGCAGGTACGTAGACGCCAGGCTCCAAAACCACCGCCTACGGCTTCCTCAAAGGCGTTGTCGTATGCTTCATTGGCTACGCTGTCCTGTTCATCTGCGCGGTATAGGCCATCGCATGTTTCGGCTAGCTTGTCGTATTCTTCGCCTTCTTTGCTTACAAAGTCAACGGTTATCCGGTTATTGCGGTATTCATTAATAATACGAATAACTGCCAGGTGAACTTTGTTAACTTCAAACTTTGGCTTGTTTTCGTAGATGTCTTGTAATGGCCCTTCCCATTGCGCACCGGCTATCGAGTAAAAGCGCCGGTCTTGCAAGCATTGCAAGCGTTCATCCTTTAGCGCCGATTGAATGTTATCAAACTCCGCTAAGGCGGCAGCGTGTAAATCGTTTAGCTTTTGAGAAGTTCTCATTTTGTTACCATTTGCGAAGGTTAGCTACTGGCTTAAAGTTTTGCACCTTGGCAGTGTTAGCCGCCCGTCTAACGCCTTCACATGCGTAGCGAAGTGCATCTATAACGTGGTTTTGTTTATCTTCAAGTATTGGCAAGATTTTACCTGTTAATGAATCAGTCTTATAACTGTAAAGTGTAAGCTCGTCAATAGTATGGGTACACCTTGGATGCACAATAATATCAAACGATTTTAACCATTCTACGCCTTCCTCGACTGATTTTGCACCTTTTACGGCTGTCATAATCTTGGGAAAACCATTGCGCCGCATGTGCGAGATAGTCTCAGGCCGTGCGCTGTCTGCAATAATTGGCCACTTCTCTGCCTCTGGCACGGTCATGAATAGGTCAGGCGTGTTTGTAATCTCGCATCCGACCATGTATGCCTCATAGTCAACGTACAACGTGCGCCCTACGATGTGGCAACGAACCAATGTTGTCGGGTCAACGGCAAACCCCCAGTCAGCGCCTAACCTGTGAATGGCATCCTTTGGCGCTTCAAACTCCTCAATCTTCCAGTTCTTAAAGACGCGGGTTTCAGAATTGCGCACGTACTCACCACGCCAAACGTGCATGTATTTGTCTGGATCACGCCGCTTGTCGTATTCCATCTCATCTTTAAGCACATCAGGAAACCACGGGTTATTGTCGTAGTTCACCGGCAAGATGATGGCATCCTTGGGTGGAGTTACACCACGTAAGAGGACATCAACTGGGTCAGTGTTCTGGCTAGGGTTCCACGTAAACCAAAGCTCAGAGCCTGGCTTACGGATTGTCGGTCGTAGCAGGTCAAGGCTTCGCTGTGATAAGCTCTGTGCTTCTTCTACCCATGCCCTATCGTAACCTTCAAGGGACTTAATGGAATCAGCGGTATGATTCTGCATACCCTGAAAGATAATCAAGCCTTGCCCGTTCTTAGCCTTGATCTGGGCTTCTTGTACCTCAAAGTAAGCGCCAGCATTAAGCTCTTGAATCTTTAACTCCAGCAAACGCTTAACAGACTGCCCTAAAGACTTTTGCACCTCACGCACGCACACCGACCTGCTTTGAGGATCAATGATGTGCGCCTCAATCATCAGCTCAGCGAACATATGCGACTTGCCAGAGCCACGGCCACCGTATGCGCCCTTATACCTGGCAGGCTCCAGCAGAGGAACTGCCCATGCTGGTGTTTTAATCTGTAGGGTTGTCATATCAGTACCCAATCCGAAGCGATATAGCTACCGCCCAAACCAATAAAATAATTTCCTTATGACCTCCTACAAAGCCAAACGCAAAGCAAGGCCATCGCGGTTCCCATTTAATGGTTAGCGTTATTCGGTTTCCTATCTTCATGTGTTTTTCTCTTTCAAAGCGCCTTCTACCGCCCTTGCAATCCGAAGGAAATACCCGTTGCCCAAAACAGGTAGATCAATCAGTGCATCCCCAATTTCTACGTCCGTCAAGCCAACCCATGCGCGAACTGGTTGCTCAAGTGCTTCACGCAATGCGGAGAGAGCCTCGCGGGTGAGCATTGTGTCGTCGGTACCGTTCGCACAAAGTTGTAGCGCCTGACGCGCTGCTTGTTCAAGTGTTTTCATTGTTATTTTCCTTTCATTGTCAGCCCCTCTCGGGGCTTTGTTTGTTATGCAGCTCTCAAAATTGGAGCCATGCTGTAAGAACCAAATGGCTTAATCAATTCCACGCCTTCATACACTGCAACGCGAAAAGACTTGATTTCTCCCATTACTTCGGCTGTAACAGTCTTAGCCGTCCGCTTGGCAATCGTAATATCAAACTTACAACCCCGATCTCCAATTGCGCGAGTTGTATAAGTTTGACCTACTGTAAAAGTTGCTGTTGTCATTTTGCTATCCTTCGTTGTTGATGGCTCTATTGTATCACTAAAAAACACAATTGCAAGCAACAACGAAGAAAAGTTTAAATTATTTTACGATGACGCGCTCAATGCGCTGTATGGCAATTGGGTTTGCAGCATCGCCGGACACCTCCAGCTTATCGCCGTACTTCTTCGGCGCCAACTTAGACAATAGCCATTTGCGGGTGTCAACCTGCAACTTATGCTTTTGAATTGCCGCCCAATCTTTTTTACCATCGGGGGATATTTCAACGTCCTTATCACTCAACTCCATAACCTCATTAGCCATGCGCTCTATTAAGTCTTCACGCGCATGCGCATAACTGTTGGCTAGTTCAGCATCATCTCTCACCCACATTAAAAAAGTACTGTGTGGAACGTTTGCAGCTTGGCACGCTTTAAACGCGCTTAAACCGCATTGCATGCCAGTTAGTACCAACTCTGCTATCTCTTGCTTTTCATCGCTTGTACGCGGTTTTGATGGCTTTGTAGAGGCTTTCATAGCTGAACATCTTTCATTACACGGTACACGACAAAATGAACAAACAATCCAATGCCAATCATGAGCATTAAAGGCCATGTAAGCACAATAAAAGATAAACCAATAACAAACATTAAACACCAAATTAATAATGCAAATATAAACCCTGCAAATTTTATCATTTACTAATCTCCAATTCAATCAGCTTATCCAAGTAATGTCGTGCTTTTCTTAGGTCTTCAATGCCGCCTTTTTTGCGCCATCTTGAAACGTATTTAATAATATTGCCTTCAAAATAACCTATATTATTAACTGCAATATAATCCCATGCTTGTATAGCTTGGTTTTTGTAATGGCTTCCGCCCTCTTGTTTGCTGTTAGCGTTCATTGTCTCACTTCCTTTCACATTTGCATCATACATCATAAATTCTCGCGCCGCAACGAAAGGTAACATGGTAAACCCCCCTAAAGGGGGGTGTTACCTTTTGTTACCGTTTTTCGCTGTTTTGCCACCTTTGGTAACAAGGTAACTTGTTACCTTTTGTTACCTTGTTACCTGTAGAAAAACACAGTTACCCAGTTTTACGAATCATCATTGAACTCGCCTGAACTGGATCAATTACACCCCATCCATCTTGCATGTTAAATATTATCTCTGAGTTGATAAGGTCTGCAATAACGCGACCTGTTGCGCTTGGTTTAATATATAGTTTAGCTGATGATTCTGATAATCCAACATTTTTAGTTAAATAATTACTAAATGCTGATCTTGTAATATACGGCACATCATTTAAAACATCGGCGCCAGCCGCCCACCATGCATTTTCAAACATCTTTCTATGTGCATCTAATTTGTTTTCTTTTTTGTTGGTTGGTGTAGCTGGTGCATCGGCCTGCACTAGCACTGCGCTGGTAACAACCTGGCCATCTTCATCTATCCATCCTGCAATCTCCACGGTCTGCAAATTTGCATAAACAGTCTCTGCCATCTCTGCATCTTTAGACTTACGCTGTACTATCTCCATTGGTTTGTCGTCCTTGCTTGGTACGATGCTAATCTCAATGTCAAGTGCCCCACGCCACGCGCTTGAACCACGCGCACGGTGCTGCGCCTCGTCTGATACGCCGGTATGGTGTACAAGTATCACGGTGCAATTAAACTCACGCATAAGGCCTGCGCATGCATCCAGCATGGTCTTAGCATCCTGCGAGCTGTTCTCATCTCCCAATAAAAATCTATGTAGTGTGTCAACCGTTATGATCTCCGGCACGTTAGGCAATGCCCTGATATTTGTTACAACCCGTAAATAACCCTCTGGTGTGTTTAAATCGCAACCATCCTTGCTTAGCCACATGTTTAACTTTTTAACGCCGTGTGCTTGCTTCCATGCCGCTACACGACCGCGCAAACCATGATGGCCTTCGCCTGCTAAGTACACGATACCTCCGGCCTTTACTTTATGTTTATCCATCCAAATACCGCCGCCACTGGCAATGCGTAAACACCAATCCAATACGGCAAACGTTTTACCGCCTCCTGATGGGCCATGCACCATAACAAGAGCCTGCGCCTGTATCCAATTCTTAACTAACCAACTAATCGGTGCAGGCTGCGCGCAAAAATCATCGGCTTGAATTAGCCAATCGCTTGCTGGTGGATTAAGCAAAGCCGCTAAATCATGACCTGCTACTAAGTAATCATTAGCATCCATTCCTACAATTGGTGGCATTACAACCCGTGCCCCATATTTGGCACTTGCCTGATCTGCATACTTTTGTCCTACGCCGTGACTATCGTTATCAGCCACAATTACGATCTCTTGAGTTACGCCTAGCTTCTCGCGCCATGCTTGCACGACTGATGGCAAACTGCTTGCACTGTAAGCAACTACACATGGACGCTTGGTAATCTCGTGAATAGTGGCCGCTGTTGCGAAACCTTCGCCCACGTATAAGGTACCAGGTTCATCTAGTGTCCCGACCATCCAAAATTTACCGCCAGCTTGACCGCCTGAGTGATACAACTTACCGCCTGATTCGTCTATGTATTGCAGGCTACTAAGTTTGTTGTCTATGCCGTAAAGCGGTACGATTAAACGCCCATCGCCGGTGATACGTGCACCATGTGGCTGTATGCCTTTACGCTTTAAATACGGATGCTGTGCGCTTGCTATACCGCCCTCAACCCATATTTTTTCCACGGTGTTTTCAGCCGCCTGCCGGGTTAGTTTTTGTTCTGCTTCACGTAATGCTTTAGCTTCGGCCTGCCGCCGTGTGTTGGTCAATTGCTCTGCCATGCTTAAATCGCGGCCAATATCAGCTCTAAAGTTGATAGCCTCGCCAGTGCGCCAATCTCCAAACTGTCCCGATGGTATGCCATCGCCATAGATAACGTACCATCCAGACTTATCATGCCCGCCTTCGCCCTTGGTTCCACTGCGGAAACGATGCAGCTTTCCATCTATAGATAAATCTGTTGGTGGTGTAATGCCACGGTCTAGCATTGCGTCCCGTAACTGATCTTCAGTGCTTTTAACTATCTTTGGAGCCGGTGGCGTCCATGAGCCGCCTAAGATGTGTGATATGTCAGCCATTGTTCTCTACCTCTTTCTGTGTCAAATAGTCAGACAAAGCCTTGACGGTGGCATACATCGGCTCATGTCCCTTTATCAGTCTATAGAGAGTGGCGTAATGCACCCCGCTCCGTTCGGCCACCTTGCTTAAATTAGCGTCAGCCAATCTTTCTTGTATTTGCTCTATCGTTAACATTTTTTTACCTTTTTTAAAAAAATTTGCGTTTGTGCTTGCATCATAGCATAAAGATGGTGTACAATTCAGCCATGCAACGAACTGATCTCCAGAAGGTTGTTAAAAAAGGAAAGTAACATGTTAGTAACCGAACTATCAAGTACAGCGTTTGACACTGCAATGTCTTATGCTCCATATCTTATTAGTGATATGCAAGCCTTCGCTAATTGCGAAGATCAAGAAGAAGAATTTGCAGAATTGTGCATGCAAAACGATGTTGATTTTCGCCCGACTGGTGAGCCAGTACGTTTACATTGGATTGATTAATCATGGCAATCAAACTTAAAACTACCAGCGGCCTAAGCGCCAATGGCGTCAAATTACTTGTATACGGCCAAGCCGGTGCTGGTAAAACTTCGCTAATCCCTACACTGCCTAGCCCCATTGTTATCAGTGCTGAAGGTGGCCTGCTTAGCATTCAAGATGCTGATCTGCCTTACATCGAGGTTAATAGCATGGCTAGCCTTAAAGAGGCTTATGAGTATGTGGCCAGTGCAGATGCTAACCACTTTGCCTCGGTGGCCTTGGATAGCGTCAGCGAAATTGCAGAGGTTGTACTTAACCATGAAAAGAAGGTAAACAAAGACCCACGCGCTGCATATGGTGCCATGCAAGAACAGATGGCCGATATTATCCGCGCCTTCCGGGATTTGCCTAAGCATGTTTATATGTCTGCTAAGTTGGAGAAAAGCACGGATGAAGTGGGCAAGATGTTTTATGCACCATCAATGCCAGGTAACAAGACCGGCCAAAGCCTGCCTTACTTCTTCGATGAGGTGTTAGCGTTGCGAGTTGAAAAAGATGCGGAAGGTAACACCCAGCGAGCCTTAATGTGTGACTCTGATGGCCTATGGCTTGCCAAAGACCGTAGCGGTAAATTGTCGCAATGGGAAGCGCCTGATCTGGGTGTGATTATTTCTAAAATTGGAGGTGTCAAGTAATGACTAATTTTCAACGTACAGCAGACTGGCTTGCAGCCTGCGGTAAAGATCAAACAGAGGAAAACGTAAGTGTACAAATTGGTTGCCAGCTTGAGGAAATTTGCGAGTTTATGTCTTGCTTGCGTACCGACAAAGACGGTTATGCACGTTTGTTAGAGCGAAGCATTACTGATCTGGTTTGGTTTGCAAATAAACTTAAAAACCGTGAAAACTTTGTGTATATCCCTAGCCATTTACGTGTTGAGGCGTTAGATGCGTTGTGCGACATTGAAGTAACCGGCAACGGTGTTGCTTACTTTGCAGGCTTTAACAAAGAAGATGCAGATGAAGCTGTACTCAATAGCAACGATGCAAAGCTAATAGATGGTAAGCCTGTGATTTTGCGCGGTGGCAAGATTGGCAAGCCTGATGGATGGACTGCACCTGATTTAACTGATTTTGTTTAAGGAATTGATATGCCTGATTTTGCTGAATTAAACCTAATGGCCGATGCTTGGATGTCATACAAACAAGCTGAAGCCAATGCAGTACAAGCCCGCCGCGAGGTGGAAGATCAAATGTTACAAGCTCTACAAATTGGAGTATTGGAGGGAACTGAAACCATAAAGCACGATGGATTTATTATCAAGATGGTAGGACGGATTGACAAAAAGGTAGATGCTGCCAAGCTGCAAGAGTTGGCCGCCGAAGCTGGTTTGTCAGATCATCTTGGTTCACTTTTCCGTTGGAAACCTGAAATAAACGCAACAGCTTGGAAACAAGCTGATAACTCAATCACTAACCCGCTGCTTGGTGCTATCACTTCAACACCTGGCCGTACATCTTTCTCAATTACTTTCAAGGAATAACATCATGGCTTTTTTAGATCAAGAATTTAACGTTGCAGATATGCCCGTATCAACTAGCAGCTTTGACCCGCTGCCCGAAGGCTGGTACAACGTAACTATTGCCGGTGCTGAGTTGAAATCAACCAAAGCAGGCAACGGCCAATACATTGCAGTAAAGTATCAAGTGACTGGCCCGACAATGCAAGGGCGTGTGGTATTCGGAAACCTGAACATTAAAAACCCGAATCAGAAAGCTGAGGAAATTGGCCGCGAACAACTAGGCCAGATTATGCGTGCTACTGGGTTAGCCAAGGTTACAGACACTGATATGCTAATTGGTGGACAACTGGCTATTAAACTTAGCATACGTCGTGATGAACAATATGGCGATAGCAATGACGTTAAAGGCTTTAAAGCATTAGCTGGTTCTGTACCTGCTGCCATGCCTAGTACACCATTTAATGCTGCTCCAGCGCCAGCCGCTGCACCTGCTAAAGCCGCACCACCTTGGGCTAAGAAGTAAGCAAAAAAAAGCCCCAGTGTTAAAGCTGGGGCTAATGGAAACAATGAAAGGAAACCAATATGGATTATACAGACTTTATTAAACAGAAAAGACGCGATGAAGTTGCTACAGGCCATCAACCTAGCAATTTAAACGAATATTTAAAACCTTTTCAACATGCCATTGTTTCTTGGGCTGTACGCCGTGGACGTTCTGCCATTTTTGCTGATACTGGACTTGGTAAAACAATCATGCAATTGGCATGGGCTAATGAGGTGCAAGCTCACACTAATGGCAAGATTTTAATCTTAGCGCCTTTGGCAGTTTCTGAACAAACAATAGAGGAAGGTGCAAAGTTTGGAATTGAAATTAAACGAGTGCCTCTGGGCCAAGACATACCGAATAATGGAGTATGGATTACAAACTATGAGCGCATGGATGCTGTCAACTTTGCAGAATTGCATGGCTTGGTATTAGATGAATCTTCTATTCTTAAATCGCATACTGGAAAAACACGCCAGCAAATTATTGATTCAGCGCAAGGCATACCTTATCGACTTAGTTGCACAGCAACACCAAGCCCTAATGATTTTGAGGAATTAGGTAATCAATGCGAGTTTTTAGGCGTAATGACACGTACGGAAATGTTAGCTACTTATTTTGTTAACGATACCGGCGATACCGGCACATGGCGTCTTAAAGGATGGGGTGCTTCTAAATTTTGGGAATGGATGGGTAGTTGGTCAGTTGTTGTACGTAATCCATCTGATATTGGCTTTAATGGTGATGAGTACATTTTGCCGCCTTTACAGTATTTTGAGCATGTAGTGGAAGCCAATAAATTATTAGAAGGCGAGTTATTTGCTAAAACAGCTCAAACATTGCAGGAACGCCGCAAAGCACAGCGCGATAGCATTGAAGATAGATGCCGCGCATTGGCCGATGTTGTTAATGCTGATAAATCAGAACCTTGGCTTATTTGGTGCCATCTTAATGATGAAGCTGAAATGCTTACAAAATTAATTGATGGTGCAGTCAATGTACAAGGTAGCGATACACCTGAAACAAAGTCTAAAAATCTCATGGGTTTTGCACATGGTGATATTCGCGTATTGGTAAGCAAGCCAAAAATTGCAGGCTTTGGTATGAACTGGCAACATTGCGCTCGAATGGCTTTTGTTGGGCTAGATGATTCGTTTGAAAAGTTTTATCAATCAGTGCGCCGTTGTTATCGTTTTGGTCAAAAACGCAATGTGCAAGTGCATTTATTTACCTCTGAATCTGAAGGACAAATACTGATAAATTTAAAACGCAAAGAAGAACAACATCATCAAATTAGCAAGCAAATGATTGATTTTATGAAAGATATTATGAACAATGAATTAAAAGGTCAACAAAACATTGTTGATGAATATAAAGAAGATACTTATAAAGGCGATGGTTTTACAGTGCACATGGGTGATTGTGTAAAGTGGACACGCCGCATGGAAGATAACAGTATTGATTATTCTGTGTTTTCACCTCCGTTTGCAGATTTGTTTGTTTATTCAAACAGCGATCACGACATGGGCAATTGCAAAAATGATGCTGAGTTTGTTGCACAACTGCGTTACCTTATTTCAGAGTTGTTTCGAATCATCAAGCCAGGCCGCAACGTTTCTTTTCATTGCATGAATTTGCCTACAACAAAGATGCGCCAAGGATTTATTGGTTTACGTGATTTTCGAGGAGATCTGATTCGCGCATTTCAAGATGTAGGTTTTATTTATCATTCGGAAGTTTGCATTTGGAAGGATCCAGTAGTTGCAATGCAACGTACAAAGGCATTAGGACTGTTACATAAAACCATACGCGAAAACAGCACAATGAGCCGCATGGGATTGCCTGATTACGTTGTAACAATGCGCAAGCCTGGCGACTGTGAAGATAGAGTTAAGCATGGCGATGATTTGCCAGTGATGATGTGGCAAAAATACGCAAGCCCTATTTGGGATGACATTAACCAAAGCCGAACATTAAACAAACTGCCAGCACGTAACGAAAACGATGAGAAGCATATGTGTCCTTTGCAATTGGATGTGATTGAACGTTGCATTCATCTATGGACTAATCCCGGCGATGTAGTGTTTTCACCATTTACAGGCATTGGCAGCGAAGGTTATTGCTCTGTAAAGATGAATCGTAAATTTATTGGAACTGAGCTAAAACCGCAATATTTTGAATTAGCAGTACAAAACATCAATGATGCATGTAACAACAATCAACAAGGATTATTCTAAAATGAGCGCTATACCTGAATCTACAAACTCAATTACTAACCTTATTGACAACTACCACGCTGCAAAGACTGAAGCCCCACGCGCTCACCTTGGAGCATCTACGTTAGGCCATGCTTGTGAGCGTTGGTTGTGGTTATCGTTTCGCTGGGCTGTGTTAGAACAGCATCCCGGACGAATTAAGCGTTTGTTTCGCCGAGGTCAAAATGAAGAAGCCACCATTGTTAGTGACCTGAAGGCTATCGGTGTTAATGTGCACAGTGAACAATTCAAATTGAATTTTGGTGCGCACGTTAGCGGGTCAATAGATGGCATTGCAACTGGTGTGCCAGGTGCGTCAAAGACTGAGCATGTTGTAGAGTTTAAGACACATAGCAAAAAGTCCTTTGATGACTTAGACAAAAACGCGGTAAAAAAATCTAAACCAATGCATTACACCCAGATGCAGGTTTACATGCACGGCCTAAAGCTAGACCGCGCCTTGTATGTAGCAGTGTGCAAGGATGATGATCGTCTTTATACAGAACGTGTGCACTACGATGCAGAACATGCAGAAAAGGCTATAAACAAAGGACATCGAATTGCCTTATCTGATTACATACCAGCGCCCATAAGCAATGACCCGACATGGTACGAATGCAAGATGTGTGCGGCGCATGATTTTTGCCACGGTTCAAAGACCACTAAACAAGTCAATTGCCGAACTTGTGCTCACATTACGCCTTTAAGTGATAACACAATGCATTGCGCAAAATGGGATGCAATTGTACCAACTGAGGCGCAACTTGCAGGCTGTGATAGCCACGTTATGCACCCTGATCTAGTGCCTTGGAAGCGCCTGCAAAGCCCGAACGACATGATAGCAGTCTATCTTATCAATGGTGCTGAATATGCCAACGGTGAACCTGTAGAAGGCGTTTATTCAAGTAAGCAACTCTTGGAGTTATCAAAATGATTATTTTATATCGTCTGTATCGCATGTATCGCAAGTTTGGCTGTGACCGCCGCACTGCTTTACGCCGCGCAATTAAACAAGTTAAATATCATGCTTAGAGAATACCAACAACGTGCTATAGACCAGCTTTACGCATGGTTTGCAGCGGGTAACGATGGCAACCCGTGTTTAGTGCTACCAACTGGTGCAGGTAAATCGCACATTGTGGCCGCGCTATGCAAGGGTATATTGCAAGAATACCCAGATCAGCGCATTTTGATGTTAACGCATGTGAAAGAGCTAATACAGCAAAATGCTGAAAAGATGCGCCAGCATTGGCCTAATGCGCCGATGGGAATCTATAGTTCTGGCCTTCGCTGTAAAGAGCTGGGCGAACCGATAACCTTTGCAGGAATACAATCTGTTGCTAAACGTGCCGCTGAAATAGGTCACGTTGACATAGTAATCATTGATGAGTGCCACTTAGTAAGCCATAAAGATGAGGGCGGGTATAGAACGCTATTAGCGGCCTTGCAAGCAATTAACCCAGCTTTGCGAGTAATTGGATTGACCGCTACGCCGTACCGCTTAGGCCACGGTTTAATTACGGATGCGCCCGCTTTGTTTAGCGCATTGATCGAGCCGGTTAGCATTGAGGAACTAATCTTTAAAGGCTATTTATCAAAGCTGCGAAGCAAAATAACCAAGGCCAAACTATCCACTGAGGGTGTGCATAAGCGAGGTGGTGAATACATCGAATCAGAGTTGCAAGCTGCCGTCGATACAAACGACAAGAATCAATCTATTGTTAGCGAAGTCATCCGGTTAGCCGGTGATCGTAAATCATGGTTGTTCTTTTGTTCTGGTGTTGACCATGCGCGACATGTGCAAGAGGTTTTAAACGCGCATGGCATTACATCGGCATGTGTAGTGGGAGATACGCCAGACGCAGAACGTGCACGAATCCTTGCAGATTTTAAGGCAGGTAAGATTAAAGCCTTAACTAATGCCAATGTGCTTACTACAGGCTTTGACCATCCTAGCATAGACCTGATCGCTATGATGCGCCCAACAATGTCTCCAGGTCTGTACGTGCAAATGGCCGGGCGGGGTTTGCGCATTGCAGACGGTAAAACAGATTGCATGGTGTTAGATTTTGCTGGTGTTGTTGACCAGCATGGCCCAATTACAGCCGTCAAGCCTCCGCCAAAGAAGGGCGACAAGATAGGCGAAGCGCCAGTTAAAGTATGCGAACAGTGTCAAGAAATTGTGCATATTAGCTGTAAGATATGCCCCGCATGTGGCGCGGAATTCCCAGAGATTGAAAAGCCAGCATTAAAGTTGCATAACTTGGACATTATGGGAATAGAAGGTGTTGATCTTGACGTTACAGCCTGGCAATGGCGCAAGCATATCAGCCGTGCAAGCGGCAAAGAGATGTTGGCTTTAACCTATTACGGTGCATTGTCTGATACGCCTGTAACCGAATATTTAACGGTCATGCACGATGGCTACGCCGGTGAAAAGGCAAGGCGCTTGCTAGCTGTGTTAGCAGATCAATCCGGTGCTACGCTTGATTACTCAATCGCCGACATACAACAACATGCAAACGTTTTAAACCTAGCCAAAGCCCCGGCCGCTATTGAATATAAAAGCGAAGGTAAATTTTTTACAGTAATTAAAAGGACTTTTCAATGAGAGTTAAAGAACCAGAAATCGTAACGTTGTATCGTCAACAAGTACGCCAAAGCCCACCTAAAGTGTGCCATACATGCGATAACTATGCCGAGGATGGCATGTGCTTAGAGTTTAGCCAAGAACCGCCAGAGCTGTTTACTCGAACTGTAGGCGTATGTGACCTGTGGACTGAAGAGGTGCCATTTTGAATAAACGCAATCAAAAAATGTTTGCAATTTGCGAAGCATTGCAAGCCGTACAACCTGCTAAATATCAAACTGTTTCAAAGGCTTATGGATTAATTTGCGATAGGCATATGCATGTGTATCTTATGCGAGCTGTGGGTTATGGCCTTATTCATAAGGATGCAAACTTACTGTATACACTGGCCGACAATTGGCAAGAACGTATTGATTTACCCAAGGCACTTAATGAAGTGTATATACAGCCGCCGCCAAAGTTTAAGCGTGTGTCTAGCGTATGGGACTTAGCCAATGCTTGATAAAGTACCCAGCGAGCATTACGAGCAAGCCATGTTTGTGCAATGGTTTAGACGCACTTATCCCGATGTGCTTATCTTTGCCATTCCCAACGGTGGCGCACGTAGCATCACTACAGCCGCCGCGCTAAAGGTTGAAGGTGTTACCAAAGGCATCCCCGATTTATTCATTCCAGCATGGCGTTTGTGGGTTGAAATGAAGCGTATCAAAGGTGGAGTAGTAAGACCTGAACAAAAAAACATTAAAAAGTATCTTGAAAGTGTTTTAATGTGTGTTATAGTTTGCAAAGGTGCTGAGGATGCTAAGTTGCAGATTCAGAATTTTTTACAAACCAAAAAGGAATACAGTGATTAAAGACAAGTTTTTTAGTATGCGCATGACCAGCGAAATGCTAGATGCGTTAAAAGTAGAGGCCGCCAAAAACAACCGTACCGTAGCAGGTCAAATCCTGCATTACATCAAGCAAGGATTAGAAACGGCATGATTGGCAATAGGCCTTTAAAACTTTGCCACAATTGCGAAGAAAAAAGAATCCCAGAAAATGGGGTGTTTATAACTCAAACGCGCTGGATATGCGCTAAATGTTGGAAATCAAAAAATGACAAGAAACCGAAGGCCAAGTAGTGTTTACAGTTTGATGGATGAAATGACCGCCAGCCCTAGTAAGCCAATGCCACAAGCAATGCGCAATGCACAGCTAACCCAGATGCTAACGGGGTTAAATGGTTTAGAAACATCATTAGAGCCAACTCATAGAGATTGGCAAGTTGTAAGTGATGCTATTAACCTTATGGAAACATTGGTAAAAATGAAGGTGTGCGAGGATGAAAGCGGATTATTAACTGATGCTATCACAGCAATGGCTAAAGCAGGCCAACGGCACTTAGCAGGTAAGAATCTACGTTTAGATGCTTTAGGCATACAAGCTGTACGTGCAGTCATAGAGGACTATGCAAGCATGTTAAATACAGTCTCACATCGTGACATGGTGCGATGCCATCGGCAAACTGAAAAACGTATTTTAGAAATATTGAAAGGAAAAAGTTTACCGCATGATGTAAAGGTCATTGCATTATGAACGATGAACAATACGAACAAACTACATTTACAGATTGGCTTTTTAGTATCTGTGTAATTTTAGGTGCTTTTTCAACCTTTTTTATGGCATTGGTATATTCATTATGAACAATAGACCATTACATGTAATTGAATATGAGAATGATGTAGCGTTACTTGGTTTAATCAAACGATTAAAAGAGTATGCAAGTAATCCAGATAATGCAGATATGCATTGTGATCTATTGATTGCAGCATCAATTATTGACTATGTAATCCGTAACGGAGATGATTATAAATGAAAGTTATAGCCTATTTTAAACAGTTGTGTTCTGCACCTAGTCCAGAAACAATAGCTTTGCGTGAGTTGGAAGCATGTAAACGTGAGCTGTTAAACGCCCATTCTAGCCGTGAATATGCAGAATCAATGTGTGGATACTATCAAACTAAAATAACGCGCCTAAACGCTTATTTACATCAATCTACTAAAAGCGAAAAATGAACGTCAAATTAGTATGGGCTACGCCCGAAGCCGACAAAATGATTGCCGAGATTGCGCGGGTGTCTAACCCCGACAATCAAAAGAACCCCAACATCGAGGGTTTACTAAAGTACATGATGCGTGAAGGCCACGTATCGCCTTTCGAGATGGCTAACGCCTGTATAGAGGTAAATACTACCCGCGATATTGGACGCCAGATTCTTAGGCATAGAAGTTTTCAGTTCCAAGAATTCAGCCAACGGTATGCCACTGTAGATGCTTTACCTGATGCATCGTTACGTGAGTGTCGGTTGCAAGATGCTAAGAACCGACAGAACAGCATTGCATGTACAGATGCCGACATTAATAGATGGTGGCAAAACGCTCAGATGATGCAGATTACAGAATCTCAAAACCTGTATGAACAAGCATTGAAGTATGGCATTGCAAAAGAGCAGGCTAGGGCGTTACTGCCTGAAGGCTTGACCACTTCGCGCATGTACATGAATGGAAACATGCGGAGTTGGATTCACTATCTACAAAGCAGACTGCATGAATCGACCCAAAAAGAACATCGGGACATTGCTAATGAAATCTTAATAGTTTTACGTGATGTAGCACCTATCACGATAGAAACTTTTTTTCCTACGCAATTAAC